TGTTACTAGGCAGATATCCTATCCTAATATTTTTTAGAACATATTTATTATAAAATTTAATATGGGACGCAAATGATTTTAATGATTTATCAGCACAAGCAGTATTTTTTAAATAACCTTGTGTCATGATGTAATCACCAGATCCAATTATCCCATGTTCATATAATCCGCCAACTTTTTCATAGTATTGTCTTGTACAACTCCACGCATAACCGCTATGCCAATAATTCAATCCTCTAGCATGTTGAAATGGTTCGCCGTTACAGTACTTGTGTCCGTAGCTTTGCCATACATTCATTGACATATTATTTTCATCTAAGTCAAAACAATAAGTAAACAATTGTACAACGTCAAACTTAGTAAGTAACTTCAATGTATCTGATGCCCAATTTGGATTATCGAATTCTACATCACCATCAATCCAAGCGAAACTTTTCCAATTTGGTGGTAATAACTTCTTAACACCGCAATTTATCATACTTTCCTTATGCCAAAGTGCATGTTGCGTCCTAAGTTGTAAATGTTGTGGATTTGTTGGGTCTGTGATTTTGAATTCTTGGACTCCATACGCCAATTCAACAACGTACAATTTAATATGTGATGTTTTGTTCATTCGCTCAATAAATTCTTTCATTAATTGATATCGTCTTTTGAATTCACATACGTTTGATATCACAGTAATAACATGTAACACATCATCAATTTTGTCATCAGATGCCAAACATTCGGGTACTAAATGAGCGTTAGATTTAATATGTATTGGTTTTATATTGGCTTGTGGGATATCTATAACTACCATTATATAATTAGAATATAAATAAAAATTAAATATATAGTATTGAATTGGTAGAAATTAAATATATGGAAATAACAGACAGTGATTTAGACGATGTCAATATAGATCATTTACCTGACGATTTGGAAGTCTTGATATTATTTGACTTCAAAAGACGTATTGTTTTTAGTAATATTCCCCCAAATGTAAAAATGATATTTATTGGTTGTTTAGACGTAAATGAAGTATATATCCCTAAAGTGCCATTTGGTTGTAAAGTTTATGAAATGAAGACGAGTTGGTTAAATAGTAGTACAATAAGGCAAAAATTTACTTGTCATATAGATAATTATGATTGTACAAAATTCCCGATAATATACAACAATGATTTTCCATGTAATTATCTATACGAATTAAAAATAGTTTGTAAAATGAAAATGACTTAAAATTATTTTCTTATTGTATATTGCTATGGTAACTCAGAAAAGCCACCACCCAATAAAACTGAGTTACCAAGGCAGATGTAGATTAAATAACTAATTATTCAGTTATTTTATTAATATAGTTTTGATGTTTATTTGTTTTTTCGTGTTGTGTTTTGTTACAATGTGTATACGAAGAACCACAATCACAAATGCATTTTCTATTTGCTTGTGCATTTAGTTTTTCCCTGTTATTTTCTCTATACTTCCGCTGACTATCTTTATTATACTCTTTTATTTTTTCGCTATTTTGTTGTCTATACTTACGATGATAATCTTTAATTTTATCGTTATTGTTTTGAATCCATTCTTGCTGTGTTCTACCTGCTATTCGTTGATTAACGCAAATATTATGTTCTATGTGATATCGTTCACGAGCATGAAGCTCATCTTTATTATTACATGGTGAATTTTCAAGTAGCACTATATCAACTTCATTTTCAGATTCTTCAAATAGTTTGAAGGATGAGATATAATGACATTTTCCAGCTTTCCAGCTTATGTAGTGAGCGTGATGTTTTGCTTTCCTAATTGCTAGTGTTTTTTCACAAGTACTCCCAATGTACACAAGACCCTGTGGAGACACCATTTTGTAAATTTTACCTAGTTGATAATTTACCATATCCTATTATATCTTTTTATATCTGCATTTCTTTAAGTGATTTTCTAATTATTATGTATTTAGTTATTTCTATTAAAAATGTGATTACAAAATGAAGTTTAAATGCTTTTTACTCTTCATATGTGATGCTTTATTTGACCGTATGTATTTCCCCCCACATTCGCAATTAAACTTATCTTTTTTCCATTCATAGTATTCTTTATTGTCCATTTTGTATTTTAAATTATATTCTCGTATTTTTTCCTTATTGTCTATTTTATATTGCTTTATTTTATCTATGTTCGCTTGATACCATTCCTTTTGGGTTCGACACATCAACAATTTGTTAACACAAACATGTTTATCCATATAATAGCGTTCACGTGCATGAAGCTCATCAGAGTTGTTACATGGAAAATTTTCCAATAATACAATATCAACATTGTGTTCATCCTCATCGAATAACTTATACGATGTAACAAATGCAGATTTCCCAGCTTTCCATGAGGTATAAGTGGAGTGATGTTTTGATTTCCTCATTGCCAATGTTTTCTCACATGTACTCCCGATGTAAGTAAGACCTGATGGAGACACTAATTTGTAAATTTTGCCAAATTGATAATTTACCATATCCGATTATATCCTTTTATATCCTTAATATATCACCTATCTTTTAAGTGATTTTTTAATTATTTAATTTTTCACGTGATTGAGCCATTCGCAAAACACGAAGCTGTTTAATTGCATTTGCTTTACTACTTCCTTGACTAAATATTTGTTTTGTTTTTATATTTACACATGTGTATTTATACCTTTTCTTGTTTTTTATAATAGCGAGTTTGTATGGCGTGATGTGTATATATTATTACTCCACATTTTTATTTGCAATAAAATTCTGATGTTTATTTGTAGTTAAATGTGCTTTCTTACATCTCTGAGCATAATGACCCCCACATTCACAATTCACTTGCGTTCGGATATTACGTAATCGGGAACATTTTTCTTTATTATTCTCAAAATATTCTTTGGATCGGGCTTTTATTTTCTGTTGATGTTGTTCGTAGTAATTATGGTGACGCTGTTTGTCTTCCTGCTTGTGTATATCTCTATACGCTTTGCATTTTTCAAGAATTTCTTCTTTATTGTCCTCATAGTGCTGTCTTTTGCTTCGTCCAGCCACTTTTTTATTAACACATTCGAGAGTTTTTATCCAATGTCCTTCTCTTGCTCTTAGTTGGTCTTTATTGTCACATGGAAACTCTTCAATTAGTAGTATTTGTGCATCGCCGTGTTTTACAATTTCGAAAGATGATATATAATTAAATGTATGCTCTTGCCACTTTAAATAGTGTGATTTATGTTCATGTAACCTTTTGTACAATGGGGAGCAAGTGCTACCAATGTAAATGTCATTTGCCTGGTAAGAAATGAGTTTGTAAATTTTTGCGTTTTTGTAATCCATCAGTATCAGTATATATCAGTATATATCAGTATTTCTTTAAATTGTTTTCAAATGTAGAGTATTTAAAATATGTATATATTATATATAGAATATAATTCATGTCTTATCAAAAAAGCAAAAAACATATCCTCAAATATCAACAAAAAATAGCCCACATCGAACATCACTGTCCACTATGTGACTGCACGATAATGAAAATATCAAAAGCACAACATAACAGGTCATACAAGCACCTCAAAAAGATGCTTGAACAGGCAAAAAACCAACAGGAATCAAATGACATCAAACAAAAAATGTCAAAATACAAATCGTATAAGAATTAAATGCGATACACAAAATGTCTGTAATAAGTTTTATTTTTGTCTGTATCATTGACTTCTACTGTATATGTTGAACTATAACGCCCTGTATTATTTTGTTCTACAGACAAATGTATTTCATCATCAGTTTCAAAGTAGAAATAATAACTACGCATTCCACAGATGCATTCCCAGCATCTATTACAACTATTGACAGAGCATCCGAACGGAACTTTCCATTTACTTTTATACAAATTCATACCTCTAGTTTTCTCGTGATAGATTTGACTAACTGTAACTGGAATATTGGTTAACTTTACTGGATACCATATAATTAGTATATCTGTCTCCATTGGTATTTCGCCATAATTTCTGTTTTCAATGATGAATATATTTTTGTTCATATTATATACTATATATTTTAAATTTAAAGTTTATCCTTCAGAATCCTAACAAGTTCATCATTTGTCAAGTTTAATGAGTTGACAGCATTCTTTTTGTGTAGGAAACTATCCAAATGTTTAGCGAACATAACAAGTTTCACATTTGTTCTGCAAAAGTCACAAGGCATAGTACGTGCCAACTTTTCTTTTTGTTTCTTTAACACTGCTTCTCTGTTCTTCACGTAGTACTCATTTGCGTATTTTCTTGCAGTCTCTTTATCATACGGCATAAATGTTTATGATATATTATAATCATAGAAAATAATCTTATATTATATATTATATTTTCATACTATATTTGGTAGAAAAGTATGCATGTATTAGTTTGTTTAAATTATTACATACACAATGTTACAGAAATTATAATAATCCCAAGTAGTCATTAGGATATTCTCGTTTTATCTCTCGGACTATCTGTTTTATTTCGTCTTTAGTTGCTTCTACTTCTCGGAGAATTTGCCATCTAGGATACCCTGCCTCAAATATTGGGAAAAATTTCCGTTTACTCTTGTATTTCTTCAAATAGTCCTCTAGCGATAGATCCTTGTATTGTCTATACAATGTACTGTAGTAATCGAATATATCAAAGAAATATTTTTTTGAAGTGCAACCAATATAGACTTTATCTTTGTTTTGAGATTCTATTTTGAATATCTTGTATTTTGTCATATTATAGTATATACCATTGGTATTTTATTTCGACAAATTATATAGTTCATTCATTGTTGTATTAGTAATATTATTACCA